TATTTCTGCGAATTGTTGAAATTCTTCACATGGAGTGACTAAGTAATTTAGAGGTTGTAATTAAATGAGTTTATCATAATTTGAATAATTTATATTAGAATCAATAGGAAAAGGACCAGGAATAGAAGAAACAAATACATTGTTTATAAATGGATTATTATTTATTAATCTATGCATTTGAGGAAAACCAATAAGATAATCTATTTGATTATATTGGACTTGAAGTTTCTCAGCTAAAGAACTAGCAAATATTATATCTCCAAAAAAACCACAAGTTATAACTAAACACCTAGTATTTTTCATATGATTTTTCTTCTATAAAATTAGAACCATATTTTAAATTTATTTCCTTTTTTAAATCAGCTCGTTTATCATTAGTGATGTATACAGATCTAGCTAATTCAACAAATTCTAAATCAAATTCTTTATTTTTTTCTTTTATACGAATTTGGTCTTCAATATTCCATAATTTTTTATTTATATCTAATAAAGAAGTATAATCATCTATATTAATATTCAAATCAGTAAAAACAATTTCATATAAATAAAGATATTCATTTTTAATATTAATTAATTTAGATTCATCATTAATATTATCTTGTTTTATTTGAAGAATAGATAATTTATCTACTATTTCTCCTATAGAAATTTCTATTTTCATAATGTTACTTTATAGTTTGTACTTTTAATCCAACGAACATTTTTTATTTCTGTTTTAAATTCTTCAACATCTGCTTTTACATCACGATATCCTAAATGTTTATATTGATAAGCGTTAGCATATATTTGTCTTCCTTCAATAAAATCTTTTTGATGATCTATAGATTTTTTAGATATATTACCATTATCTTCGTGATACAAACAATAAAATGTACCTATTGAATTACGTTTAGGTGAATAACCAGCCCATTTAAATCGTTCTCTTAAATCTTCATCTTCATTTCCCCAACCTTTATATAATGGATTCAAACCATTAATTTTATCCCAATGTTCTTTTCTCATAGCTATTACCCCACCATAAAAATTTTCATCAATTTCATTTTCCCAATTTCTGTATCCTCCAGGTATATCATTCCAATCTCGTTTAGTAAAATCATGATTTACAAATATGCCTTTTCTAGCTGGGAGTATAGGTTGGTCATCAACTTTATAACTAACATCATCTGTTGGATAATAATCTACTTGATGAAGAATTATAATATTACCTGTAGCAAATTGAGCTGCTACATTTTGAGTATTAGATAAATTAAAATTATCTGAATCATTTTGTTCTGATACTATAATTTCATAATCTTCGTTTTGAAAAACTTCTTGTAACCTAGGTAGTAGAATTTCTAAATGAGATTGTCTATCTCTATATGGTATAATTATAGAGTATTTATCTTTTAAAGTTTGGGATTCGATCATATTGATGTATTATTTTATAATTTTTTATATCATCTAAATTAAATTTAATTAATCCAGCATTTATAACATGTAAATGAACAGCTAAATTATCTTTCAGATTAGTAAATATAGTTTTTTCTTTATATTTGGTTTGAAGTAAATAATTATATGAAGTTTGATCTGCTACTTTATATTTACCTATGGACATTAAATATATATCAGAACATATTTCTTTTATTATTTCATATCCTCCTCCAAATACACCTACATTATAAACAGGTTTATCTAATAATGTTTCTAATCCAATTAGACCTAAATTGTAATGAATATGAGTTTTATTCCACTCTTCATTTTCATATATAATCTCTTCACTAGTAGCGGTTATTAAAGTTGAAGCTAGTAAATCAAAAGGATTATCATTAAAATAAACATCTTTAACATCTGTTATCAATATTTTATTGTAGATGTTGTTTTGTAAAAAATTCCATATATGAAAAAATCTAATATTATGAATTAATTCATAAGATGAATCAAAATTGCATTCTCCAGTATCATGATTAAATGTTGATTTTTTATTACCCCAAAAATCAAAATTAGGATATATAATATTTATGTTATTATTTTTTAAATATTCTTCTAATCCATTATTTGAAGGATTATATAATAATAATACTCGTTCACAATTATTCCAATTAGATGTTTCTACCCAATTTATCAAATCAGACGGAGAATAATTTCCACTAATAGCTCCTATAAGTAAATTTTTTAACATTTATATTTAAATAAGTAATGTGGTTCATGAGATATATGCTCATACGAATAACCTGGAAGTAATTCTAATACATTTTCTGGAGTTATACCTATATGAGTTTCTACCATTATATCAGGTTTAGATGTTAGAATTGTTTTTAATGCTCCTTTAAGTACTTTTAATTCATAACCTTCAACATCTATTTTAATAAAAGTAACATTTTTAAAATTAAAACTGTCTAAAGTTTTTAATTCTATAGGAGTACCGTCAGAAGATATCTGTGCTACTCCAGAATTTCCATTTATATTGATATTTGATATAAATCCTTTTTTTTCTTCATCTGAAAGAGCATAAGGATATATTTCACAATTTGGACAATTTTCTTTTAATAAGACTAAATTTTGTTCTAAAGGTTCAAAACATATTACACGTTTACTATTACATATATTTTTAAAGAAAAAAGCATGATTACCAACGTTTGCTCCAATATCTACTACAAACTCAAATGATGTTACTTTGTTTTTTAATGGAGTTAATAACCACTCTTCAAAAAAAGTACCAGTAGCAGTTGCTATATTATGTATCAAATCTAGGTGGTATGCTACTGAGTATGTTTTATTTTCATATATTACATTTGTTTTGTTCATAAGTTTAAATTTTTAATTAAATTATTTGTTATATTAGGATAAGATAAATTATTTAAATACCATTCTCTAGCGTTTTTTGAGATAAAATGTAAAAATTCATCATCATTTATTATATCTAAATATTTTTGAGCTATTTTTTGAGATAATTTATTAGGATCTGAATATTTAAAATCATTATCAAAATCAGTTTCTACTGAAATATAATGACGATTTGGTATAAGGGGATCAGAAGTTTCAATAATGTATTCAGGTCTTAATAAAGGAATACCTAAACCAAACATTTCAATATCTCTAAAACAAAAGTCTCCACATATTGCTCCTCCTCCACCTCCAATAGACAAAGCTAATTTAAAATTAATTGATTCTTGAATATAATGATTAAAAGGAAGAGGAAAATTACCAAAATAAAATTGTTCTGGGTTTAGATAATTAGGAAGTAATTCTAAAGCTTTTCTTACTCCTAAATAATTCTCAGGAACTCCTTGATTATATAAACTTCCTCTCCAATATAATCTACTATCTAATTTATTGTTTTGTCTAAATTCTTGAACTTGATCAAAATTATGTACTCCTAATTCCCATACTGATTCTGGGTATATAGAAGCAACTACTGTTTGTCGAATTTTTGGATCGGTATGAATTGTATCCCAGAATTTAGGGTTATATTGTCCTATAATAGCTCCTGCAAATTTAGGTGAATAAGATAATTTGACTGTTAAATAAGGATGATCTCCAAAATCATATATTTTAAATTGTTTTGTATCATCATATTCAAATATTAAAATAGAGCCATGATTTATAGAAATTCCTTGATATTCAAATTCTCCATTTCCTGCTAACTCATATCTAATAATTTCAAATTGTTTAGATAATTCATTTATTAATGATATAGAATTGTTATGATCAAAACGATGCTCAGCTATACCTTTATGAAAACTATAAAAATTTAATTTTCTCATATTTTTTTAAAACACGCTGTTAATATATTTGGAGATAAATTTTTATCAGTTCTAATCTTATCTTCTAAATTACAATAATTTAACATTTCAAACCCTTGACGATTCATAAATTTTTTTAAATTTTTCTCATTAAAATGATATAAATGTTCATCTGGTTTTCGGTGTTTCCAGTTGCTAAACCAATCATTATCTAATCCATTGTAACACCAAGGTAGACTAATAATTACATACTTACATTTTAAATTTTTTACAAATTCTATATCATGAAAATGTTCTAAACTATCAAAAAAAGTCACTACTTCTACTTCTTGTGAAGTAATATCTTTAATAAAAGTAATATCTTTTTTTAAAGGGTAAGCGGGTTCAATATCATTACCATAAAGAGTAGGTATACATCCAATACATGCTTCTAAAAAATCTCCATTTCCATATCCAACATCCATTAAGGATTTAGGAATTTTGCCAATAGAACCAATAATATATCCTAATCTAAGATTTAATATATTTCCTCTATCATTAAAAATAGAATACCTACTATCAGAATATTCTATATCATAGTTAAATGGTTTAACAGTAATTTGTTTAATTACTTCATCTTGAGTTAATTCATAATTATTAATCATATTGTTTCATATAATTTATTTTGTTTTTCTTGTCTTTCAATATCTTTAGGATGATATAAACACCAATACTCTTCAGTTGGTAAAGGAGAAAATGTTTTTGTACCTGTTATTCTTTCATGCACTTTACCTTCCCATTTAATTTCTGAGTTGATTTTGTAAATACGAGTTTGATAATCAGGAAAATTAACCCATCCTTTTTCATTAACATTCCATCTCCATTTTTCAATATGCCACTGTGTTAATCCTTCAACAACATTAATTCTAGGAACCATAAACATATCAACTTCTGGGTTTTGTTCTAACAAACTAGGTAATAATTTAATTAAATCAACATGAGGTATTTCATCAGCATCTATTTGAAAAATATAATTACCTGAACAAAGTTTGCCTAATTTATTTTTCCAACTAGCAAAATCTTTATTAAAATTAGCTGGGTGGATTTTTATATTTTCTCCTTGTGATTCAAGATATTCCCATACTTCATTAGGACCTTTATCATCAAATAATACTACAATTTCATCTTCTTCACGTTTATTTTTAAGTAAAAACGATATAAGACGTTTTATTTCATTCAGTTCATTATAAACTGTTATTCCATAACTTATTTTCATATTATTTAATATACAATTACTCTGGTAAAATCCCAATATAAGATAAAGCTTCCATAAAATCTTTCATCTCAAAACCTTGCATTGTAGTCATATCCATTCTATATTCATAAAATTGACCTGGTTTCTTTTTGATTGGGTATTTTTCTTTTTCTTCTTCTTTTATTTTAACGGCTTTTACAGCTGCCCATTTAGCATTTTCTTTAGTAGTACCGTTATAAAACACCATTCCTTGGTTAGGAACATTGATAGTTGTTGGCATCCATTTTAAACCATTACTATCTGTAAAGATCATATCTTTATAAAGTTCAGGTAAAACTTCTAATTGTTTGTTAAAAAATTCTTCACCTTCTTTCATTAAAGAATTAGTTGTAAAACCGCAACCAAAACAAGAATATGTTTTAATTTCTGGTGAATTTTCATTTACGTAGCAAGCATCTGAGCCACAATGAGGGCAGTTTGTTAAATTATCCATTATTTTCTACTTTTTGTAATTTAGGTAATTCTATTTTTTTAAGTTGAGGTAATTTAAGAGCCATTTGTTTGGGAAATTCAGGAACACGTTTTAAATACTCAGCCATTTTTTCATTCATTTTTTCAAATGAAAAATTTGTTTTAGTATAAAATCCTAAACGTTTACCATTAACAGTATAATCTTTATAATTTTCATACACATCTCTTAAATTCTTTCCTATTTGACCTAAATCAGGTGAAAACCATTTTGCTTCTTTCATTAACCATTGATTAGCAGCACTTGGATGAACATTTGTTAATGTGCCACCTATTAAAACTGTAAATTCAGGATTACAAAAATCTAAATGTCCACTCCAATTTGATACAATAAGTGGTTTTTTACTTTGAGTAAATTCAAGTAATGGTCTACCAAATCCTTCACCTTTAGTTAAACTAATCATAGCTTTAACTTTTGGATGATTATAAATTTCATTCATTTCTTCATCTGAAAATTCACCATGTAATAAATAAATGTTTGGTAGACTATATCCTTTAACTGTTTCTTTGATTTTAGCTATACGTTTTAAAATTTCATCTCTATCCATATAAGATGGACCTACAATAGATGTTTTTAAAACTAAAGCGGGGGTATGTTTTTTATTTTTAAATGTTTCTAAAAACGCTTTAATTAATAAACCAACATTTTTTCTATCTTCACCCATATCACCTGTTAACCAATGACCTACAAACAAATAGCAAAATTGTTCAGGTATAGTATCTAAATCACCTACTTCTTTATTTGGATTTTCTAAATGTTTATAAACATTAGTATCAATTCCTTCAAATATTACTTCAATAGGAGTTTGAATTTCTATATTACCTTCAACTTGTTTTGTTTGATTATTTATTCTTTGATATTTAGAATTTAAAAATGCTTTTTTAGAATGCTCAGATGACACTAATACTAAATCCATTCTATTACATCCTTCAATCCAATCACCTGGTACAACATCTGTTTCTAGACCAGCTGTAATACCAATATTAAATTTACCTACTTTTTGAAATTCAGTTGGAATAGTAATCCAAATAAAAATATCAGGTTGAGATGTTAACTGTCCTTGAATAGTATACTGATTTAAAAATTGCCATTCTGGATTTTCTTCAATGAAGTGCGTAGGTGTATTACCCCAATTACAAGGAATAATTTTTATATCCCATTCATCTTTTTTTAATTGAATTATTGATTTTACAGTATCACGAGCTCTAGCTCCATAACCTGATAAAGTATCTATTGGTGCATAGATGACACAACTATTTTTACTCATATTAATAAATTAATTTGTGGTTTAAAACTCTTTTTTGAATATCATTTGTATTAAGTAACTCAAATTTTTCTCTTGGTTCCCAAGTATTAAATAATTCATCTAAATATTTAATAACTCGTTGACCCATTTTTTCTCCTGTAAATCCAGCTTCATCACTTAAAGCCCATTCTCTACCTTTTAATCCTTTTTCTACACGTTCTTCTTTAGACATGTTATAAGCTTCTTTAATTCTATCAGCTGCGTCTTCTGCTTTACATCTGTCATCCCAAATATAAGGAGTAACTGGAGAACCTTGAATTGAACGATTAGTTGGATAAACTGGTAGTGCCCATTCACCGTGTTTTTTAATAGTACCATTATGATTTGAAGGGAATTCAGAATCAAAATCAATCCAACTTCCATCATCAAAAGCAAATCTCATTTGATCTTGCATTCCACCTGTAACATTAGCTATAATTAGTTTTCCTGTTAATAATGCTTCTGTTAATGATAATCCCCAACCTTCATTTGATGTTAATAGAATTTGAGCATCAGACATATTATATAACCAATTCATTTGTTGAGGAGGTAATGGTTTATCTGAAAATATAATATTGTATTTAGGATTATTATCAAATAAATATTCACATACTGCTCCTAAATCTGTTCCATTATCATCTACTACTTGAGTATGAAGTAAAAATGCACATTTTTTAGCTTTTTCTTCAGGTAATGAGTCAATAAAATATTTGTATGCTAATAATGTATCCGGGATTTGTTTTCTTCTAATATTTCTAGAATTAAAAAATAATACAAAATCATATTCTTTACCTTTAAAAACTTGGTTTTTAAAATCTTTAAATCCAGGCTCACTTTCATCTATAGGTTTAAAAATATCATGATTTAAACCATGAGGTATATATTTTATTAATTTATCTTCAGCTTTATGACCTAAAACTAATTTATTAATATTTACTGTTTGTTTAGAAATTCCTAATAAAGCATCACATGCTTCATAAAATGGTCTATTATACATTGGAGCTGGGTAGTCGTCCCAAATGTTTAGATATATAATAGGCATTTTTCTTCTAATCTCATTTTCAATTTGAAATAACCACATAAAATATCTTGGATCAGTGATCAAAAATATAGCATCTGGTTTTTCAACTTTGATTAAATGTCTAATTAAATTAGCATCCCCATATCCATCTACAGGATATAATTGAATAGAAGCATCTTTTAGCCCTGTGTTAATATTAGTATCTTGAGATAAATCTAATTTTTTACCTTTTTCAGGATGATTAATAGCTCCTGCTACTTGTACCCAATTAAAATGTTGAGCAGTATTAAGAACCATTTCACGAGCAACTGTAGCTACTCCTGAATGTACTCTTAAGTCATCACAAATTAATAAGATTTTTTTCCTCTCATTAGGAGGTAGATAAGCAAAACTTGAATTCATAAAACTTATTGTTCTTTTATTTTTGGATTAATATAATTTGTAAGTTGTTTTCTAAAATTTTCGTCTTTAAGATACAAATCCATTGCTCGATTTACAAGCTTATTTAAACTAAATTTTCTTTTTACACATTCTACTTTGAAAACCCCAAATAGATCTTTGTCTACTTTTACTGAGGTAAGTTGAGTATCATTACTTTCATTTGACATAACGTATATTTGTATATAAATATATAAGGATATCAAGAAAATGCTTTATCACATAATTCTTTTTTATTTTTAAATGGACAATACATACAATTTGATTTACTAGGTTGAGCTTGAAAATCAGTTGTTTTAAATGTTCCATCAATATTAAAAATATCTTCAACAAAATCATTTAAAGCAGTATTAGCTCTATTTAATTTAGTTTTACCATTAGCAGGAATAAATTCTTGAATACGTTTTTGAGGAAATTCACTTTCTTCCCAAATTTTTCTTTTTAAAATAAAAAATTTAACACTAATATTTTCTATAGGAACATTAAATTGTTTACTAAAATAATTTTTATAAAGTAAAATTTGAAATTGTTTTATTTCATCTTTTTTTTCTTTATCACCCCATCCTCTAGCACTTGTTTTAATATCATAAATTATAAATTCATTTGTTGGTTCATGATATAAAACTAAATCTATAAATCCATTATATAAAATATTTGGATATTTAGGATTAGGAGACATTACAATAGGTATTTCAATTCCTACTAAATGCCAATCTCTTTTACTAAAATATTCATTACGTTTCTTTTTGATAAAATCTAAAATAGCTAATCCATCATCAAAAAACTCTCTCATTTCTCCTGAATCACTAAAATGAACATTGCTATTATTTTTGTATTCTTTAGAATAATTTTCTCTAAAACGTTCTTCAAAATGATTTTCTAAATCTAATCTATCGGCTTCGGCTCCTGATGTTTCATACATTGTATGTAAATAATGTTGAACTGATTCATGGATTGAAGTTCCAAAGGTCATGTTAATAGAAGGAGTGTAAATTTTATGACCATCTCGGTATTGTAAAGCCCATTTTTTAGGGCAAGACAAATACATTGATAATTGTGAATAAGAGATAGTTTTATGAACAGCATAATTAATTTCAATTGGTTTGAAATCTCTTATCTGTTTGATAATGGAAGGAACCTTAGTCATTTTGTTTAATTATTTGGATTGCTTTTTCTAAATAAAGAGTTAAATCCATTGCCTCTTCTTTAGCATGCTGCAAATAATCTAATAACTCTAGATCTTTTCTATCTAAAGTAACTCCATATTTTTTTTCTCCCATTTGAGCTCGTTCAATATAATTTTCTATGATTGATTGAACAACAGAATCTGGGGTATATTCACCATAAATTACTTTTGGTACTAAATTACTAGATTTCATTTTAATAATTTTTTAATTTCCTTCTCATCTACTCCTTTAGTAATTAAAATATTCTCTAACCATTTTTCATCAGTTAAATTAATATATTCATTTGCCTCAGAAATTGAGCATTTAAAATATTCTGCTACATGTTGAGCTGCTTCAGGTGAAGCTTTTTTAATATTTGATTTAATATAAGTTGAATAAGTGTTTTTAGATTGAGGAATCATAAAACAATATGTCTCATATAACTTTTTATTTGATTGAATATTTAAACCTTGAATATAATTTACTAAAGTAATATACTTAGGATTCATAGATAAAAATTTATGAATCATAAAATTATTAAATTGTTTTTGTTGTTCAGGAGTAAATGATTCCCAACTAGGTTTAGTATCAATAATTGCTTTTATAAAGTCAAATATTGTAAATGATTTAGGCTTTGTCTTGGTTGTACTGCTCATATTCTTCACGAAGTTCTTTAGGAACTAATTCTGTTAATATTTTACCTGTTTTAACATCAATAAACACAGGAATTGGAATAATAGCATCCTCAGATGTACCTGTTAAAAATTTACTGATTTTTCTTAATACTACTACTTCTTGGAAGACTTGATTTCCATCTGCAGAAATAATAGGTGTAGATTGTTTAATGTCTACATTCATTTTTAGTTGTTCTTGTTGCATATATATTTATTTGATTGTTTCTAAAATTTTGGCTATACAAGCCATAAAATTGATTTCTTTATCTAAGCGAAATGTTGCGTGGTACATATATTCTTCAAGGCAAATAATAACTAAACCTTCATTACCTTTAGCATATTCATTTAATTTATCGTATAAAAATTTATATAAATCTTCATAATCACTTAAATCAGCATTTGCGATAATTTGTCTAATATTATTAAACGTTTTTATAGACGGTTTTTTTAATTCTTCTAATATTTTATCTTTATAATCATCAGTTGTATTAATTGATTTATCAACCACTAAAGCATTATTAATAGTATATTTTTGACAACTATTAATTATTTTTCTAAAGTCAGGATAAAATCTATTTACAATAGTAACTAAATCAGGTATTTCATATTCAATTTCTTCTTTATCTAAGATAGTACTAATATGTTGAGCTACAACTTTTTTAGTTGGAGGTTGTAAATCAAATTCCTGACATCTACTTCTTAATGGTTCAATAAGTCGTTCCGGATAATTACCTGTTAAGATAAAACGAGTAGTTAAACTATATGTTTCCATCATATTTAACAATATAACTTGTGATGCTTGAAGTATATGAGTTGCTTCATCTAGAATCACTATTTTAAGTGGCTTAAATGAACCTGCAGCTGCAAACGCACCTACTTTTTCTCTCATAACATCCATTGATCTTTCATCAGTGGCGTTAACATAGAGATAATCACAATTAATATTATTAACTAATATTTTTGCTATAGTTGTTTTACCAGCGCCTGGTTTACCAGCAAATAACAAATGAGGAATATCTTGTTTATCTATAAACTCTTGAAATTTGGTTTTAATTTCATCTTTACAAATATAACCTTCTAATGTATCAGGTCTATATTTTTCATTTAATATTGTATGTAACCTTTTTGTCATAACCTTTTATTTT